ATTTCGTATGCTCACCTTAAAACTTGGTCAAGCAAATATTCCTCTTATAGTTACCAATCACACCTATGACGTTATCGGATCTTACTTCCCAACTAAAGAAATGGGAGGAGGCAGCGGTCTCAAGTATGCAGCATCTACTATCATCTACCTCTCAAAGAAAAAAGAGAAAGACGGAAAAGATGTCATTGGAAACATTATCAAGGCAAAGACTCATAAGTCGCGTATAAGTAAGGAGAACAAAGAAGTTGAGATACGACTTTATTACGACGAACGTGGATTGGACAGATATTATGGGTTATTGGAATTGGGTGAAAAGCATGGAGTCTTCAAACGTAAAGGTAACAGGATTATTGTTGGCGAATCTTCCGTTTATCCTTCTGCTATTCTTGCCGATCCTGACAAATATTTCACGGAAGAAATAATGCAACAAATTGAAGAGGCTGCGAATGAAGAATTTAGTTACGGAGAGTGACTTTGTTGAAACTTATGATGAGTTTCTTTCAGAATCAACATGTTCACAATTAATTAATTTAATTAATGAGAAGAGTGAAAGAGTAGAAAGAGATCATAAACCAAACTTTTATCAGAGAAACATAGGTGATCTGACAGAATACTCTAGTCTATATCAAAAGTTTTCTCAAATAGGTATGAAGTATCTTTCTGACATAGGATACTATGATGGTTTATTGCCTCCTAAGTATGGATTTGAGGAGATGCGTATTAAAAAATATGACATTGGAGATTCATTTAATACTCATGTGGATGTATCTGATTATGCATCTGCAAGAAGATGGCTTGCCTTTCTTGTTTATCTAAATGATAATTTTACTGGAGGTGAAACTGAGTTTTGTGATGGTAAAATGATTCATCCTAAGACTGGCACTGTTTTAATTTTTCCTTGTCTATGGACATTTCCTCATGCTGGACTACCAGTTAAATCTGGTACAAAATATATTTTGACCACTTACTTTCATTATGTTTAAATGGATCGTATTGAAAAAGTTATCCTAAGAAATTTAGTTTACAACGAAGAATATCTAAGAAAA